ATGAGAATACTGCTGGTACTAGGTCTATAGCAGGCATTCAAGAGGGCAAACTTGTTACATCAGGCTGGAATATGACCGAGCCAAAAAACGTTGGCAAAGTCAACGCAACCACTTGTATCACTCAAGCACTCGCAGAAGCCCAAGCAAGTTGGGATAAAAAATCTGAGAAAGAGTACTTTGCAGATATCAATCTAATTGACACTTACGAGAAGTTTAAGCCTATGCTTGCTGGTGACTACACTAAGCGTCCACAGGCTCAGGGCTGGTCTCAACCAAAACTAGATGGCATTAGATGTATCGCAAATCAATCAGGACTCTGGACTAGAGCAGGCAAAGAGATTACTAGTTGCCCACATATTTGGGAATCAGTTAAGCCTTTCCTTGATGCTAATCCTGGTGTCACTCTAGATGGCGAACTATATAATCATGAGTTGAAAGAAGACTTCAACAAGATTACTAGTCTTGTAAGAAAACTTAAGTCAACGCCAGAAGATATTGAAGAGTCAGCATCTCTGGTTCAGTACCACGTTTACGACTGCAACGTTGAGAACATGCTTTTCATTGACAGAATCAAACTTGCGTATAGAGCAAAGAGTGATGTCGTTAAGATTGTTAAGACTGACTTTGCCAGTGATCAAGAGCAGTTAGACGAACTCTATGCCTCATATACAGAAGATGGATATGAAGGACAGATGGTAAGAAACAATACTCTTTATCAGCAAAATAAGAGAAGTAATGATCTACTGAAGAGAAAAGAGTTTATCACTGAAGAGTTTCCAGTGGTGACGATGCTTGAAGGTCAAGGCAACTGGGCAGGTCACGTGAAGCACTTTGGTCTTCTTTTGCCAAGTGGTGAGACTTGTGGCGCAGGAGTCAGAGGCAAACAAGAAGTGTTGAAAGACCTCTGGGAAAAAGGTGACGCTCCTAACTGGGCTACTCTTAGATACTTTGGTCTTACACCTGACGGTGTGCCAAGATTCCCAGTAGTCATCGACTATGGCTTCGGTGAAAGAAGCGACTAAAATACTTGACAAAATGTATCATTAGTGATACATTGTACATTATATGAAACAAATTGAGGTCTTATGAGTTTTTACACTTGCGTAAATCGCTATGGCAGTAATATTCTTTTTCGTGGTTACACGGATGAAGGTAAACGTATTCAAACGAAGATACCGTTCAAGCCGACGATGTATCTTAAATCTCAGAAAAATGAGAGTGGTTGGAAATCATTCGATGGAGTCAAAGTTGATCCTATCGAACTCGACTCTATGTCTGAAGCCACAGAGTTTGTTAAGAAATATGAGCATGTAGATAATTTTAAAATCTATGGCAACAATAATTTTGTTGCACAGTTTATACAAGAGAAGTTTCCTGGTGTAATCAAGTACGACCTCAAACGTATCGAAGTCGGTAACATCGATATCGAAGTTGCATCAGATGCAGGTTTTCCAGAGCCAGATGAAGCGGCTCATCCAATTATATCAATCGCATATAAGAGTAGTGCCTCTGGCGTGTATCACGTTTGGGGTCTTGGAGAATGGCGACTAGAAGATTGTGAACTTGACATACCCGGCAATCTGATTCAATACAGACATTGTAAAGATGAAGAAGACCTGATGTTGAAGTTTCTCACTTTCTGGCACGCTAACTGTCCTGATATCATCACTGGTTGGAACATTCGACTCTTTGATATTCCTTACATGATCAATCGAACTATACGCATACTTGGTGAGAAAGTTGCAAAGCAGTTTTCTCCTTTTGGTATTACGAAGTATAGAAAGATTGGCATCAAAGGTAAAGAGATGGACGCATATGAGATTTACGGTGTCCAGCAAGTTGATTACTTTGATCTGTTTCAAAAATTTGGTTACACGTACGGCAATCAAGCCTCTTATGCACTAGATCACATAGCGTCTGTGGTTCTTGGTGAGAAGAAACTTTCTTACTCTGAATACGGTTCTCTGCACGGACTCTATAAGCATAATCACCAGAAGTTTATCGACTATAATATTCGTGACGTTCAAGTCGTGGATAAGATCGATAAGCAAACTGGTTTGATGGACTTGGCTTTGATTGTGGCGTACAAGGGTGGCGTAAACTACAATGATGCGTTCGGCACTACTGGTATATGGGATTCAATCATATATCGGTATTTGTGTGATCGTAACATTGCAGTGCCACCTGCAACTCGTAAACATAAAGATCCATATCCTGGTGGTTATGTGAAAGAGCCTAAAGTCGGTATGACTGAATGGGTAACATCGTTTGACTTGAACTCTCTGTATCCAAATCTGATTGTACAGTACAACATGTCACCAGAAACTTTGGTCAAGGGTGATGATTTTACCGCAAGCGGTGTAGAGCATTATCTAAAGAATCCTGTGTCTAATGATCCTATTGAGCGTAACCTTTCAGTTGCCGCTAACGGTTCTATGTATCGTAAAGATGAGCGTGGCGTATTCCCGACAATCATCATCGGTCTATATGATGAGCGGGCTGAGATCAAGAAAGAAATGTTGAGACTCAAGCAAGAAAATGAGAACGCTAATTCTTCCGAACTTAAGAGAGAAATAAATAGACTAGAGAACACTCAGCAAGCTATTAAGATTTTGTTGAACTCTCTTTATGGCGCTCTTGGTAATCAGTACTTCCGATACTTTGAAATGCTTATCGCAGAAGGTATCACGCTGTCTGGTCAGTTATCGATCAAATGGGCAGAGCAAGCCATGAACAAGGCAATGAACAACATTTTGAAGAGTGATGATGAAGACTATGTTATCGCAATGGACACTGATTCGTTGTACGTTAACATGGGACCTCTTGTAGAGGCTGTGAATCCTAAAGACCCAGTCAAGTTCATTGATCAAGCGTGTGAACAAAAACTGGTGCCAATTCTAGAGAAAGCATATCACAATATGTTTACTAATATGAATGCATATGACAACCGAATGGTAATGGCACGTGAAGCTATTGCCGACAAGGGCATATGGATGGCAAAGAAACGATATATACTTAACGTATTTAACAACGAGGGAGTACAATACGCTGAACCCAAACTCAAGATTATGGGCATTGAAGCAGTAAAGTCTTCTACACCACAAGTAGTTCGTGACAAGTTCGTTAAAGCATATAGAATTATGCTGAACTCGGATGAGAAAGAACTGCAAGCATTCGTTAAGAATTTCTATGAAGAGTTCAAATCTTTGCCACCAGAAGACGTTTCGTTTCCTCGTGGCGTAAGTGATATTGAAAAGTGGAGAGATAAGAATACCATCTATAAGAAAGGTACTCCTATCCATGTCAGAGGTGCGCTTCTCTTTAATCAACAGATTAAGAAGAACAAGCTATCAGTAGAAGAAGTTAAGAATGGCAGTAAAGTAAAATTCTGTTATATGAAGATGCCTAATCCTCTGATGGAAAACGTAATATCTTTTCCTCAGTTTCTGCCTAAAGAGTTTGGTCTAGATAGTGATGTTGACTATGAAACTCAATTTAACAAAACGTTCAAAGAACCACTGAAGATGGTGTCTGATGCCATCAACTGGGAACTTGAACACATAAACTCATTGGAGGGATTTTTCTCATGACAGACGATATATTTGATTTCGGCTTTACAGCCGTAGACGAAGGCGAACTAGAATCAGTTCGAAAAGCAACCGCAGAACACGAAGTTCTGGTAGAAAAGATTAAAAGTGTTGACACACGTGCAAAAACCCTGTATGATAACATCATACCGTTACTGGATAATCTGAAAGCAAATCCAGACAAAGACTACATCTATTGGCCAAATCGATACGAAAAGATCGATGCGTTTGCTGATAGACTTTTTAAAATTATGAATGGAGAATAGAATATGGCATCATTAATGGAGAAATTGGCAAGTAACTCTACTATAAAATCTACTGCCCCTATCATGGACTCAAAGGTCTTTGGTGCAAAAGAAATGGCACAAACATCTGTGCCTATGGTAAACGTTGCGTTATCAGGCAGAGTTGATGGTGGTATTACACCAGGTCTGCTAATGCTTGCAGGTCCATCTAAACACTTTAAATCTGCATTTGCGTTGCTTATGGCAGCCGCACATCAGAAGAAGCATAAAGATGGCGTCATCTTGTTTTATGATAGTGAGTTTGGTACACCACCAGAATACTTCAAATCATTTGGCATTGATATGGACCGTGTTATCCATACTCCTATTACTGATGTTGAACAATTGAAATTTGATATCACTAAGCAGTTGAATGACCTTGATAAGAAAGATAACGTGTGTATTGTTATCGATTCTATTGGTAACTTGGCTTCGAAGAAAGAAGTAGATGATGCGATGGACGGTAAGTCTGTGGCAGATATGTCACGTGCAAAGCAGATGAAATCTCTGTTCCGTATTGTGACTCCTCATTTGAATCTAAAAGACATTCCTTTGATCTGTGTCAATCACACATACAAAGAGATTGGTTTGTATCCTAAAGATATCGTGTCAGGCGGTACTGGTGCTTACTACTCTGCTGATGCGATTTGGATTATTGGTCGTCAACAAGAGAAAGATGGCACT